CGATAGGCGCGTCATCGGCATCTACTGGTGCCTTTACCACAGTGTCTGCTACTGACATTACAGCCGATTCACTTACCTCAAATTACGTAGCGGTAGATTTTGTATCTGAGGGCGTGTATAACCTCACGGGTACTGAGATAAACCCAGAAAACGGCGGTATTCAGTACAAAACATTGAGTGCTAACACCACGTTTACACAGGCATTATCAAGCGGCAACAGCGTTACCTTGAGATTATCTGGAGGCGACACATATGCAGTTACATGGCCTACAATGACTTGGGTTACCGCAACAGGCAATATAGCCCCAACACTTAACGGCGATGATGTTTTAGTGCTGTGGAAAGAGGGAACCACGCTGTATGGGGCTTATGCTGGGTATTTTTAGGAGATATAAATGACTTCGGCATTTAAAATACTAGCCTCCAGTAATTCTGTATCTACGCCGGTTGAGCAAAACCCCGACTCATTTAACTTTAACAACCTGAACAATGTCGGGCCGTCCTCTACTGCAACGTCTAATCAAATTACAATAACAGGGCTTACCGCAAACGCTCCGGTAACGGTTTCGGTAAATGTCGGTGAGGTAGATGCAGGAACATCGACACTAAGCGGTGTGTGGGAGTCTTCAAAGGAAGTAACGGTATCTGCGTCTGGGACTATTGTTGTTCGACCTAGACGACAAGCTTCATCTTCGTATTATGCAACTACCTCTCAAACAGTAACGGTGGGTAGCGGAAGTGATAGCTGGACTAACCGAACTGTTGATGTTGATTTAATACCTTCTGTATTTTCGGATGATGGGGGTAACACTTCTGCACCTGTAGCATTGTACACGTTTGCTCAAGGTTCTATACAAGGACTCACACCAAACGCAAACTACTACTTAACTCGCTTAGAGAATACAGTTGACTACGAAGTCGCTGCGGGGACAACTTCGGTTGGCGCTTTTACTTCTAACCAAGTCAGGACTCCATTTACAACAAGTGCGTCTGGAACTGCTGTGTTTCAAGCAAAAGTCGCCGTACCGTACCATTGGTTATACGGAAACGTTTCTTTTTACATAGAGTCTGCGTACAGTTTAGACCAAAACCTTAGTTATATTTCGCTAAACAACGTGGCTACTACCGCCGATCTTAGTACAAATATCAGCCTTTCACAATCTGCGCCAGCGGGTACAGCAGTGGATTGGATAGTAACTATAGGTAACTTACCCGTAAGTACCGTTGGTGTAGACAGTATTAGTATTTATGATTCAGTAGGCTTTTTTAACATTCCATCTGAAGGTATTAGCCTTACTTCAGGAGCGACAACGTTTAGTGGGGGTGTATTTATCTCCGCTCCTGTGTCTGCTACTGAAGTTTTCTACGTCAGAGTAATCGCGCCTACTACTGTTGGAGCTACGGCTAACAGATTCGTTACTGTAGATCCAAATAAATCAGGGTCTACGGTAATAGGTCAAGGTCAATTAACATTTAGTGTACTCGCTACGTAAGGAATGATTATGTATTATGTAAAAGCAAACGAAGGTAGTGTAGTGAAGTTTCCCTACTCTATTGATGATTTAAAGAACGACAACCCGAATACATCGTTCCCAGTTGACATGCCTGCCGCTACCTTAGCAGATTGGGGTGTGTATCCAGTTGAAGTCAGTCCAAAACCTGACGTTGCTCCCGATCAAGACGCTGTAATCAACACGCTACCTGACTACGTTAATGGGGCATGGGTACTGGGTTGGACGGTACAGCAAAAGACGGAACAAGAAATAGCGCAGCTAGCTGACGAAGTAAGAGCGGAACGAAACGCTAAATTGACCGCTTGTGATTGGACCCAGCTAGACGATGCTCCTGTCTCCATAGACCGCAAAAGAATATGGCAGGAATACCGTCAAGAGCTTAGAGGCGTTACTTCTCAAGCTGGGTTTCCTACAAATGTTACTTGGCCGGAGTCTCCATAATGCTAAAGCAGGCTTTGAAGTCTAAAACAGTACAGTTCGGCATCGCCATAGCAATACTTTCAGTTCTTCAAGGTTTTGTTGGCTTTATACCTAGCCCTGTTGTGCAGGCTGTGGTTGGTTGTTTTATAGCTAGTGGTATAATAGTGCTTCGGTTTATGACCACGATGCCTGTATCGGAGAAATAAATGCCACTGGCCTCAATTAAGATTCCTGCCGGCGTAAGAGCACACGGCACCGAGTATGAAAGCGCAAACAGGTGGCTTGATGTAAATCTTGTTAGGTGGCGAGATGGATCAATGCGACCAATAGGCGGCTGGACTACTAGAGAGGACTCTATTGTTGATGCCCCGCCTCGCGGCGCAATGTCATGGGTTGATAACTCTGATGTTTCTAGGCTTGCGGTTGGGACGTATAACAAGCTTTACTACATCTCTCAGGCAGGAACTGCGTCAGATATTACTCCGACAGGCCTTGTAGCTGGAAACATAGATGCGCAGTTAAACATTGGATATGGCGGGTATTTTTACGGATCTGATACGTATGGAACCACTCGACCTAACACCGGCGTATATCTTGAGTGCACAACGTGGTCTTTGGATAACTGGGGAGAGTACCTTGTTGCCTGCTCGGTTGATGACGGAAAGCTTTACGAGTGGCAGTTAAATGCGGCAACACCAGCGGCCCAGATTGCTAACTCTCCATCTGATTGCGTTGGTCTAGTGGTAACTGAGGAGCGTTTTATATTCGCACTCGGCGCCGGAGGAAATCCTCGACTTGTCCAGTGGTGCGATAAACAAGACAACACAACTTGGACCCCGTCAGCGACCAACGAGGCCGGCGATCTTGAGCTACAGACAAACGGTGAAATATTATGCGGCCTTCGAGCCAGAGGCCGGACTCTAATCCTGACCACCACTGACGCACATGCGGCAACGTACATAGGGCCGCAGCTTGTTTACAGCTTCGAGCGAATCGGTACGTCTTGCGGCGCGATATCGAGAAAGTCTGCGGTATCGTTTGACGAAGGCTCTTACTGGATGGGCGCAAAAGGCTTTTTCATGTTTGACGGCTCGTCTGTACGAGAAATGCCGTGCGAGGTAATTGACCACGTATTTAACGACATGAACATCGCGCAGAAATCAAAGGTGTGCGCGGTCCACAATTCTCAGTTTGGCGAGATCTGGTGGTTCTACCCATCAAAATCGTCTAACGAAAACGATTCTTATGTCATTTTCGACTATAAAGAAAATCATTGGAACATTGGTAAGCTAAATAGGACAACCGGTGTAGATGCCGGCGTATTCAGAAACCCAATCTGGTTTGATGAAAGTGGCAGCATGTACAACCATGAGGACGGCTGGAATCACGGTACATATTCTACATATGCAGAAAGCGGGCCAATTCTGATAGGTGACGGGGAAACAATTGCAAAAATAAACCAATTGATTCCAGATGAGCTGACTCAGGGTCAGGTAACTGTTTCGTTCAAAACACGTTTTCATCCTAACGATACAGAAAGGTCATACGGGCCTTACTCTACTGCAAACCCAACAGATGTTCGATTTTCTGGCAGGCAGTTTAGGATTAGGATCAACGGCAGTGAGCTTGTAAACTGGCGCTTTGGCATACCCAGATTAAACATTATAGCTGGCGGAAGAAGATGAGCGAACGACCCCCGTCACCAAGCTCGTTGGATTACAAAAGGTGGGGTGAGCGCCTAAACGACTACCTAATGCGGGTCAGGTCAAAGCTTGATTTTCTGCAATCAGGTTCTCCGGCTACAGAGGATGGTATAATACTTTGGTCAACTAACGGGTACCCTGTGGTGTCAAAAAGTGGGGAGTACCGGCAAATTGTTTTGGCTGATGGATACGCCGCCTTTGTTAGCAATACAGACCAGACAACTACCGCGAACACGGCGACCGCAATTACATGGGATTCAAGGTTATTTGGTGACGGTGTTGCTTTGGGATCTCCGTCATCTCGCGTTGTTTTCGAGGAGGCCGGTTATTACCTAATCGCGTTCTCTGTTCAAATAACGTCAAACTCAAGCAATACAAAAACGCTTTACTTTTGGCCAAGGGTCAATGGA